TGCTGAGTTCAAGAACGGCTGGGTCCATGGGGATACCAGCGGGTTGTCCGTGAAGACTTGTCCTTCACCAGGGGTCCCCGTCAAGCCTGCTTGGGAATCATTCACCAAGCCTCGCACAAGGTTCATAATGGTCTCAAGGCTCGTGCTGTATGCCATTGTCGTGTTAACTGTCGGTGATGCCATGATGCTCCTTTATGCGTACAAACTAACATAGGGGGAGCGGAGCAATGTGACGTTTGGACTCAGATACAAACGACAACTATCACTCTCACTCCCCCTAAGATTGTTACTGAAATAACATGCCAACCTATGAAGCCCACTTTTCACCGGGACTCAGGACCGATTACACAACAGACCCCTTCGGATGGCAAGATCGACTACTGAAATTTGCCCAGGATGTTCTCTGGGACTTGGAATTACTTGGTTGGTGCTGCAGGTGCCGTTGGGGCAACCTTCGGCGCGTACTTCGGATTGTCCGTAGCTTCATAAGCCTGTGCACGACTACGTGCACCAGCAGAGATCGCCTTGTCCCAATCTCCAACGCAAATTCCACCACCTTCTAAGGTATGGAACGGTGCGCCGACATTGGCTAGACCGCCGCAACGTGGGCAGTTGTCCTTGTGGACAGGTGCGCCGTGCCAGGATAGCGTCTCATGGAAATAATCTGCTGCCATGTGATGCTCTGGGCTGAGTGTATCTGCCAACTTGGCGGGAGCCGACGTTTCAACCGTACGGGCTTGTTCCAGAAGAAACTTGTATCTCTTCCTCAAGCGTGTTTCAGCCGCTACGATTTCCGCTTCGGTCGGAGGATTGTTCAACGACCAGAACACACCTTTTTGTCCAAGGTCATTACCTTGGCCGGTGACGTGATCAACCAAAGCGTCTTGGTTGATAGTCAAGTTGTCTGGGTTGATGATGTCTGTTGCGAAGCGGCGGGTGTCCATCACTCCGATGTCAATTTCATTTGAGTCTACATTTCCCTTTGGTGTTACCAGGGGCTGTGGCAAGCGGGTCACAAAAGCAACTCTCTCACCCTTCTTGCGTCCTACAATACGCATCTCCTTCATAATTGGAGGGCGAGACACGACGTGTTCTTGCTCTGATACGCTGTAGATGTAAACAAAATACTCTGGGGCGCGATTCAGCAGATAACTCTGCGTTGCGAATTGCCAGTCTACGTTGTTTGCTCGGCTCATTCCTAAACTGAGATCGGAACGAACGCTTGGTGCGTTACATGTTGCATCCATTTTTGAGTCCTTCTTCTTTCTGAGTTATGTTGCCTTGCTTAAGTGAGAAATGCGTAGATTTTCTATGTGTTCTTTTGAGAACTTCATACCCATTCTGCCTTTACTGATGTTCTCGGCATGGGTCTTTGACTTTCTCTTTCCCTTACTAGCATTGCTCTTCCTGAGTCGTGTTTGTTTAGAGTCTTTGATTCCGATGTGGGCTAGGCTCATGTTCTTTCTTGCTTCCAAGGTGGGCACACCTGCATATCCCCCAGAATTTAAGTTGTAACCATTCGGAACCATAGAGTCAGTATCCCTTATGAAGTACACTTCGGAATCGTTCAATTCCTTTTCTGAAGAACACACGACAAGTACTCCTACAGAAAATGAGTCTTTTCCGTATTTTCTTATCGCTTTGTGCAGCACACTTTTACTTCGACCTGTTAGAGCAGCGTTGACATGTTTGGTCCATCTACGTTCGGCAGTTTCTCTGGTTTGCCCAATGTAGATTTTTCCGTTTACAAGGTTGGTTATTTTGTAAACAATCATTGTGCCCTTCTTTTGAGTTCCTGTTGTGCCAGAGAATTATTTTGGTCTACGCCGTTGAGTCCACGACCTAAGCTACGAGCGTTCGTCATCATCTGGTTCCAACTACGGGTCATTTTCTCAATTTTTTTGTCCACCAGTGCAGTCCTGCAACCCTGCTTCTGGTACGAAACTGCGTTTCCGCCAAAAGGTAGAGCACTGCTTCGCATGACATCTTCAATCATGCCGATGTCTGCTGCGTCTTCTTTTGCTTTTAGGTCTAGCATCGCTGCTTTGGTCTTTTCCCAACTGATATCCTTGGCTTGTACGATGATTGGAACCACGGTATCTAGTAGGAAGGTGTTGAGTGGCATAGCTTCGAACATCATCTTACCGTTCTGCATTTCACACCAACGAAGATTGTACAGCATCTGGTAGCGCCCTGAGTACGGGTATTCCCCGAGCGTCTGCAGTCCTGTCTCTTCGTCATAGTTCATCACGTAGTAGGATTCGGGTGTGCCATACTCAAGTGGGCTGTGCCATTGAAGCAGTGCCCAGCACGGTACCCCACCACCTACTAGAAGGTCTCGGTATCCCTTGAAGGGAAGTTGTCCGTCACCATACCATGCGCCCCCTGCTCTATACGTAGAGTTGGGTCCACCACCCTGCGACCAAACCAAAACGAACATGGGTTCGTCGTACTGATTGACTCCACCTATTTCCGTTAGACGTTCCTGAAATTCCTCTGGGCAAAGATTGTTTTCGTAGCTATCCGTTGGTGACGACATTAGTCGCCTCCGCATCTTTTGCTTCCTTCTCAGCAGCAAGTTTTGCTGCGGTGTAGGCTAGCATCTCGGCTGTCTTCTTCTGGACGAAGGCGTCGAGTTCGCCTTTGGTAACGTTCAACTTTTCGCAAAGGCAATTGCACACTAGGTTAAGGTTGTCCAACATAAGCATGAGTTCCGAGTCATTGCTACCCATCTTGTTGAAAGCCTTCTGCATCTCTCTGCGAGTAGGCTGACCATCTAAGAATCGGTCAAACGCTGGGGTGATTAGTTCACTCATTGGTGGCCTCGATTGGGTGTTCTACGCCACGTACATCTTGGACACGCACTACGCGGAGTCCGTCGTCATCTGCAAAGTAGTTGAATTGAACGTCATCGCATAATGCTTGTTGACGATCCTCGGACATATGAAACACTTCCGAGTTGTAATCTCCGTACGTCACGCGGTCGCCTTTGCGTACAACCTCTTCCATCGGGATGCGCTGCCCACCTAGGATAACGAACTTTCCAACAGCCAGGACCACCCCAATGTTGGAGTGCTGTCTATACCTAGCCGCGATGATGAGTCCGGTCTTCTTGTTCCTGACACTGCCGTCTTCCAGCAGTTCCATTTCCTTACTCTCTGTGCACCGCTTGATTAAAATGCGGTCCAGAATAGGGGTGAACAGGCTGTACGTCTTGTCGGGGTACTTCTGTGGGGCCTCTGCTACGGCTTTGACATCGGTATCCTGCCCCATAAAGGTAGGACGCTTGTCTATGACAACGAGTTCGTCGGCTAGTTCCTTATTGGTTTCGACCGACTTTAGGTCAATACGTTCGCCTTCGTCCAACCGCAGTTGGTACGATTCAATGTCCATTTCACTGAGTCCATACTTCTCTGCTACGACTTCTCTGCGTGTGCGCAAGTCGTACTCGAAGTCTGAAAGTTCACTTCCGCCTGCTGCAAACTGAGCGGCCTTCATGCCGCGTGCCAGTTTATCGCCAATTCCTGTTTCCATTCTGAGTTCCCTTCTGAGTTAAGGTTTCGGTAATCTGTTGTCTTGTCGTGCTTCTTCCTGTTGCATACCATGCACAAAGGCTGAATGTTACCTATGTTGCTTGTTCCACCTTTGCACACTGGAATTACATGGTCGGGTTCTAGAGTGTTTTGCTTCATGCAACGCACGCACTCATTGTTGTATTTGGCACAAAGTGCTAACCATTCTTCTTGGGTGAAGGTTCCACCTGCCTGAGTTTTTCTAGTTCGTCTGAGAAGATGATTGTGCCGAGCCACCTCTGGGTGTGCTTGGTAGTATGCAGCATTTTGTGCTTTGACTGCATTTCTATGCAAAACCTTCCATTTGGAAGTCAACGCTCTACGGTATGGAAGTCTAGCAGTAAGAGTTTCTTTCTGCCGAGCAAGTATGGCTTCTCTGTGTTCTTGATAATATCGTGCATTTTGTTCTTTATTGGCCATTGTGCCTCCTTTAAGGCGACCAAGCGGGTGTAAAGGCACCCGCCTAGTCTAATCCAAGGAGCAACCCTTGGAGATGTCATTTGTGCGCCTAACTTGGCGCTATAATTATGCCTCAAACCCAGAGCCGCAACTGTACGTAGTGCTCTGGGTGAGGCTTGCCCACGACGCAACCGTACAGGTTAGACGAGGGAACTTTTTGCTTCTAGCTGAGCGTTGCAAACCGTAATACCACCTGGGGGCAATGGATCACCCGAGGAGGCTGCACCGTTGTAGTACGGGGTAACAGGCGGAATGTATATCTGGCATGGTGCGTACGTAGGTAGTGCCTGGGTATTCACCGTCACGCTACGCTCTTGCAGCAGTTGGTAAAACATCTCTAACATCTGGAGCAACTGCTCCTTGGTGTATGAGCGGATGTCCATGAAGTCGTAAATTGATTGTTTCATTGAGTCTCCTTCTGAGTCTTGCGTTTGTACTCCCAGTCGATTAGGTATCTGAGTGCTCTACCTGTCCACGACTGGTCCTTACCGAGCATCGGGAATACCAATGCGTCTTTCAAAACTCTTTCCAAATAGCCAATCATGATGTTGCAGTGCGAACACAACAGGCCACGATTGCATTTTCCACACGTAAACTTTGTGTCACAACACTCGTGATTATGGTCAACGTGCAGGCTGTTATTCTGCGGCGGCTGTCCGCATAGCGCACACACTCCGTGTTGCTCTGCCAACTGAGTCGCGTACTGTTCGATGGTCATCTTGTGCCTCGATAGGGCCGCACGTCGTAGTACCATGTGTCTATGCTCTGGGTCTTCTGCGTACTTTTTCTTACGTTGCTCGTTTTTTATCTTCCAGTACTCTGGGTGTTCATCTCTCCACTGCTTGCTGCGTTCACTACTTGTCATTGTGCTTCTCCTAGAAAGAATGTGCGGGAGGAGTTCTAGGCTCCTCCCAACACAATGCTGGGTAATTAGTCCAGCAAGATCGAACCGCACTAGCAAAACTGGTAGAGCAGTCATGCGAGTGCGGGTGACTCTAGTCTCTACACCAAAGTCGAAACTACATTCCCAAAATCAGACCGTGGGAACTGCTGCGTTTTGGACGTAGAGGCCAGCGCGTGGTGCTGCGTTACACAGGTTGAAACATGTGTTATACGCAAACATGTGTGAGGTGAGATAACTTCCACCTGCGGTGCCAATATCAGGCACAGGCGCAACAACGTTCCCGCCACCGAAATCGTATAATTCGAGAGGGCTTAACTCCCCAATATACCAATTTTCCATTACGAGAAGGTCCATGCGGCTTGCTGTTGCTGTCCAAGACTTGTGGTACTTGCGTCCACCGAATGTATCCGAGAAATACTTCTTGGACATATCCAGAGTCTTGTCGCCCTTGATTTCCTGGGCATTTGCAATCTGAACGTTGTACATCAAGTTCGACTGCGCGAATGCCTGCTCAGGAGGACCGTACCAAATGCCTGACTTGATGCTGTCGGCGTCTGGTCCAAGTGCTCGGCCTAGCAGTACTTCTGCACGCT